AATAAAAAAATTACGCAGGAGGGCAAACAGGTGAAACATTGTAATCAATTTCCAAAAAATCTTACAGTTGAAAGAGAAATAATGTTGAAATCTGATAAACTGCAAGAAGGTCGATTGTTTTTGGATGAAGTAAACAAGCTGAAACAAGTACATTGGACTGAAAAAGAAATAGCAGCACATTTTCACTTAACGATTAAAGAATTAAGAATGCACAAATCTCAAGCAAAAAAACAAATAAGGGGATATGAAATTACGTATGCGAAAAAGCTGCGAATCGAAGGGAAGTCCTATCAAGAAATAGCAGATATCATGGGCTATAACAATGATTCATCCGTACGTTCATTGCTAAATACTTCAGCAGAAAATAGAATGAATCTGGTAAAAAAAACAGCAGATATTTTAAAAACGCTTGTAGATGAAAAAGGAATGATCGAAGTAGGGGCAGGGGTAGAATTAGAATTGAACATATCTAGAAATAGATTTGAGGAAGCGTTATTCCTCCTTAAATCTCAAAAATATTTGGTTTACAAGGCAAGAGTCGCACAATTAACAAATCCTAGAAAATATACAACCATAACAGTTCTATGCCCGCCAGGTACAAAATATAAAGAGATTTATCATTTCAAAAGCATTCATACAGTAGTCGACTATCAACTAAGACAAACAGATGATGCCTATGATGATCATCCATTTATTTATCCAAAAAGCATGGACTCTAAGCGGTTGAAAATTTGTTATGCTGAAGAAGGTGGACTTCAAAAAGACGGATTGATTGAATTAAGAAGAAATGTTGCGGATTTATCTTTAGGAAACGCGCATTATGCACAAATTCGTATTTTGGTTGATCATCATTATTATCTAAAAGGTATGGCTGTTTACACTGACCATTTGCCTGATGGTATCGATGTTCTTTTTTATACGAGTAAACCTTCCTCTATGAGTATGGAAAATGTTCTTAAACCAATCAAAGAGGATGCGGATAATCCGTTTGGTTCATTGATTAAAGAGCGGGGAGGACAAAGTTTTTATATGGATGATAAAGGAAAACAATGTCTTTCATTGATCAACAAGAGATCAGACGAGGGAGATTGGTCACAATGGACAGACAAGCTACCATCTCAATTCCTTTCCAAACAAAGTCTTACATTGATTCAAACGCAACTAGAAAGGACGATAACGGAACGGAAGAAACAATTGGAAACAATCTGTTCTATCAAGCAGCCAACAATAAAAAAACATATGCTTAATAGTTTTGCTGAAGATTGTGATTCTGCTGCTATTCATTTGAAAGCAACTGCACTGCCAGGACAAAAATTTCAAGTATTGCTGCCGCTTCCTTCATTAAAAGATACGGAAGTGTACGCACCACAGTTTGCAAACATGGAAAAAGTAGCACTTATCGGATTCCCTCATGGAGGCATTTTTGAAATTCCCATCCTTACTGTAAACAATGAACATGCAGAAGCGAAAGAGCACTATGGTGAATTATCAGACGCAATAGTTATCAATGATAGAGTGGCAAAAGTTTTATCCGGTGCAGATTTTGACGGTGATTGTGTTATGGTTATTCCCGTAAATGAAAAATTAAAGATTAAACATTCTTCACCATTAAAAGAATTGGAGGGATTTGAACCTGAATTCTTATATGGAACAGTAAGGAAGAACGATGGTTATTATAATAAAAAAAACAAAAAAATACATGTAATGAATAATACACAGATAGAAATGGGAAAAATTTCAAATTTGATTACGGATATGACTTTGAAAAATGCATCCATTCAAGAAATTGCAAGAGCAGTTCGTCACAGTATGGTTGTTATTGATGCAGAAAAGCATAAGTTAGATTATAAACAAAGTGCAGTGGATCATAATATTGCGGAACTAAAAAGAAAATATCAAGGAAAAATTGATAAAAACGGAGTCTATCATGAAGGAGCTTCTACTCTGCTTTCAAAAGCGAAATCGGATCAGCCAGTATTGAAAAGGCAAGGAGATCCTATTATTGATAAGGAAACAGGAGAACTTCATTATAAAGAAGTTAAAGAAGAATATATAGATAAAAAATCTGGAAAGAAAAAATTAAAGATGATGATGAGTACAAAAATGGCTGAAACAAAAAATGCATATGAACTATCGTCAGGAACACCAAAGGAAGCATTGTATGCAGAATATGCGAATGCTTGTAAGTCACTGGCGAATCAAGCAAGGAAAGAAATGCTGAAAATAAAGAAAGAGAAAATTTCAATCGATGTAAAACGCCAATATCGCAGTGAAATCGCATCTTTGCAAAAGAAACTGAAAGAATCACTAAAAAATGCACCGCGTGAAAGAATCGCGCAAATTGAAGCAAATGCAGAAATCAATATGTTAATAAAAAACTGTCCTGATTTATCAAAAGGAGAATTGTCAAAGCGTAAGCAACAAGCTTTATTCAAAGCAAGAATGCATTACCATGCCAAAAGGAAAATGATTCAAGTTACAAAATTAGAGTGGCAGGCAATTCAGGCAGGCGCACTCAGTGAAAACAAATTATCGCAATTGATGCATTTTATCGATATGAATGAATGTAAGGAGCACATGAAAAATGATTGTTAAATACTGTTTGTTTTTAATTGATTATAAGAAACTTACATGAACATAAAATGAAGTCATTATGAATAAAGAAAGAAGGTGATCTATATGCATTTTATAAAAAATATGTATTTAATTGTTCCGATGAACAAACATCCTGTAAAATTTATGTAATCTAAAAAGACATCTTCGTTTAATGACAAGAATGTTATAATGGCCGGTCAATGATATGAACTGCACTTTTTGATTACCGTGATTTAAATGGATGGAATGTTCAGGTAGACAAGGAGGATGTAAATGGAACAAGAGAAAATTTTCTTTCTTTTCCTTAGGAAATAGAAGGAGGTGCTGTTATGAATAATAGACAAGCATTACAGGTAGAATTAGAAAAGCTTTTAGGAAGTTCAAATGTGTTTGATCACTCTACAATGTCTACAGAAATGCAGTATCCGGCAATTGTGTATCAAAGACATGGGGTCAATCGCACATTTGCTAACAACACGGTATACGGTCAAAGTTATTTATATGAAATAACAGTGATACACCGTGATTTAGATAATGAGATAGTAGAAAAAATGTTACATATGCCCTCATTTACTTTTGATCGGCAATATATAACAAATGATCTCATTTATGATGTATTTATATTAAAATATGAAATAGGAGGAAAACAATTATGGCAAAATTAACATGGGATAATAACGGAGAACGTTTCTATGAAGTGGGCGTAAAACAATGTGCTTTATATGTACAAGCGGAAGGTGGAACATATCCAAAAGGTGTTGCTTGGAATGGGATCACGACTGTTACGGAAAGTCCGTCTGGTGCAGAAACTACAGCATTATATGCAGATGATATCAAATATTTGAGCATGATGTCTAATGAAGAATTTGGAGCAACCATTGAAGCATATACATACCCGGATGAATTCGCTGTATGCGATGGATCCGCTTCTTTGGCAAAAGGCGTTACGATTGCACAGCAGCCAAGAAAAACGTTCGGTTTGGCTTATAAAACAAATTTAGGAAATGATGTACAGGGAAATGATTATGGATATAAACTCCATTTGATTTATGGAGCCTTGGCAGCTCCATCGGAAAAAGGATATACTACCATTAATGATAGCCCTGAGGCCATCACATTCTCATGGGCAGTCACAACAACGCCTGTCAAGGTAGATGGATTCAAACCTACTGCCAGCTTGACGATTGATTCTACAAAAGCAGATGCGACAAAACTTGCAGAACTGGAAGCAATTCTTTTTGGTGATGAGTCTGCAGAAGCTAGGCTTCCATTACCAAATGAAGTTGCAGAATTAATGGATGTTCAAGAAGGCAACTAAGAGTACGTATGGATATAAAACAAAGGGAGATGCTTGCTGAAACAGTTTGCACTCCCTTTTACTTAAAAGAAAAGGAGAACAAAAATGTTAAAAAAGACAATTACATATATGGATTATAATGGGGTGGAGAGAACAGAAGATTTTTATTTCAATCTTTCAA